TAAATTAATTTAATCTTTTTTTGGTTTTTTTGGTGGTTTTTTTGGCTTAGGAGCGTGTTGTTGTAGTATTGTGTCTATAATAAACTTGCTTGTTTGTGATTCTGTAGCATTTGGGTGCTTTTTACAGTAATCACGTATTGCTACATGTCGCAGATACTTGTGATACAAGTTCTCTGCTGCCAATTCACCGTCAAAGTGTTCATCATCATGTTTCATAGTAGTATTTACTCCAAAAAAGACTCCCTGGTCTGAAATAAGGTAATAGGGACCAGGGAGTAGTAAGCAAATATATGTTGTATATCAACCCAACATATGTATAAATACTAACACAACACAAACCAATTGTCAACAGAAATACCTCAAGTATTTGTGGTTTTATTCTGTGATAAATAACTATGTATAAAGCAAAGGTAATCGATTACCCCTAACTATTGCTTTTAATAAAGGAATCAGACATGACTGAAAACATGGATAACACTCAAGCAACTAACACTGAGACAGTTGCAGTTGAGGAAACACAATCTCAGGAACAAACTAAGATGTTGTCTCAAGATGAGGTAAACGACATCATTGCAAAACGTATTGCTCAAGTTAAATCTAAATACGATGGCGTAGACCTAGATGAATACAAAGAGCTAAAATCACTAAAACAACAGCAAGACGAACAACAGTTGATCAAACGAAATGAATTTGAGAAACTTTTGAAACAAACAAAAACAACTGCTGATGTTGAAGTAAACAAGCTACGTGGAGAACTGGAAAAGATTAAAGTTGATGGCGCATTAATCAATAGTGCATCAAAGGCAGGTTCTGTTAACCCAGAACACATCGCCCAACTACTAAGAAACAATATCAAACTGGACGCAGAAGGTAATGTTAATGTAGTTGATACTGAAGGACAAGTTCGTTACACAGATGGTGCAGACCCAATGGGTGTGAATGATCTAGTAAATGAATTCCTTGAATCACATACGTATTACCGAACAGCGGGTCCAAGTGGCACAGGCTCAGAGAGCAACAAAACAGCACAACCACAGAGTGGAAGTGTAAGTCTCAAAGACTTAGATTTATCAAAACCCGAGGCTAGGGCATTATATAACAAAATGAAACAGTCCGGGAAACTATAACATAAGGAAATATAACAATGGCTTATAATTCAGCATTCGACCTAGAATCAATGGTCGTAAACACAAAAGCAGCAACAGTATACGCTGCACACGAGGCATCTTTGTTCCTAGACGGTGGACTAATTCCATCTGTGAACATTCCTGCCGGTTCAAACACACTACAAGTTCCACTATTAGGTTCTGTAGCGGCTACTAAAATTTCTGCAGAAGGTGTAACAGATGATGTTGCAGTAACAGCAGTATCAGACACATTAGTTCCAATTCCAGCAGCTATCTATGCAGCTCATACTGTATTAAGAGATGCAGGCGGTATCGACCCACAAGAACTTGGTCGTGTGCTTGGAAATAGTGTAGCTAATAAATTCGATGTAGATTGTGCGGCTCAACTTGAATCAACTTCAATCACAAACGCAATTGACACAGCAGGAACAGTATCATTAAACTTCCTATTTGACGCAGTAAAACTTATCAGAGATGGTGGTGAAATGGGTCAATTATTTGCAGTAGTAGACCCAGCAATGGGAACTAACCTAATGAAGAACATCGGAACAGCGGCTTACGCAGGTTCAGACAACTTCCAAGGAACTGCAATGATGAACGGCTTCTTAGGAAAAGTAGCTGGCGTAAACATGTTTATGTCATCTTACATGACAGCAAACAACGGAACGATATTCTCAGCAGACGCATTCAGAATTGGTATGCACAAAGGTATCGAAATTGAGATTGGTCGTAGACCAGAAGCAGTTGGTAATTCACTAGTTGCATCTCTACATGCTGGCGTTAAACTAGTTGACGCATCACGTGCTTGTCGTTTATACGACGTAGCGTAATAAAATAAAGGAGACGAGATATGGCTTATGCAACTAATGCAGATTTAACAACGCTGTTACCAACGATAACAGAACACGGTGAAACTGATTTCACTGACGAATTAACTGAAGCTGAAGCTGATGTTAAAAGAGACATTGAAGTTGAATGGTTGAAGCGTGGCTTTAACAAAGGTAATGGCAACACAAGATTTGATGCAACACTACTAGTGGATGCTCAATGGAAACGTGCTACATTATATCGTGCATTAGCGTATTATATCATGCCTCGTCTCAGCCCTTTTCGTCCTGATGATAGTTTTCAATTACAAATGAAGATGTATAAAGATCTTTACTCAGAAGAAACGAGTCAAGAGTTTGCTAGAGGTATCAAGTATGATTTAGATGGAGATAACACTATCGAAGATAATGAATACTTTGAAGCACCTCAAACAAGGTTATACAGATAATGAGTATTAGAGAAAACATAACAGCACATGTTGTAACACAGATCAACAGTCTTGCTAGTATTAAGACTGTTTCAAGGGAACCAAAAAGCATAGATGAGTTGTCACCGGCAAGTTATCCACATGTATTGGTTGAGACTGCTAATGAAACCAGAGAACATGCTACTTTAGGTAGTGATGGTCAACAGGTTGCAGATGTGGACATAGTATTGAATGTTTTGGTATATGGTGCAAACCGTGATCAAAGTAGAAATACAGTAATAGAAGCTATTGAAGAAAAACTAGCACTAGATACTAGTTTAGGCGGCAACGCTTTTGATAGTTTTGTTACAGATGTTCAAATCAGAGAAATAGCAGAAACTGCCCCTTATGGTCAAGGTGCAATTGTGTTTAGGGCGAGATACTATTACACAAGAGGAAACGCATGAGCGTGATAATCAATTTAAGGAAGAAATAAAATGGCAAAAACAAACAGTCCAGTAAAAGGCGTCGACGGTTCGGTTTTAGTTCGTCCAACAGGAACTGGAACACTAACAGCAATGTTAAATGTTACAGCTTTCACTTTGGAAGAAACAACTGAAACATTAGATGTAACAAATATGGGTTCAACTGGTAATGCTCGTGAAATCATTTCAACTTTCAAATCGTTCTCAGGAACAATTGATGGTTTTTGGAGTGCAAACGATACTAACATTGGACACGATGAAGACGATGCAACTGAAGTAGGTGATGAAGTTACAGCAGGTCCACTGCTAAAAGCAGGCGACACTGTTGACTTTGAACTTTACCCAAGAGGCACAGGCACAGACAATGCAAACTATAATGGTTCAGCAATCATTACATCAATCAGCAGAAGTGCTAGTTTTGATGGCGCAGTTGAGTATTCACTTGCGTTTGATGGCACAGGTCCATTAGCATATGGCGTTGGTGCTTAATATTTAAAAGGAGTCAATGGTGCGTTCTACGAGTGGAAAAGTTATATTCAAACACATTGAAAGCTCAATGGAACGTGCTGTTGACCGCTTTTTACAACAGCTAAATACTAACGCAATAGATATTACCCCAATCAGAACTGGCTATGCTAGATCTAAATGGCAATATCTACATAAATGGAAGTTGGGATCTTCTGTTAATGTAATCCAAAACAGAGCACCTTACATAGGACTCTTAGATGGAGTGTTGGGACAACCAACAAGCAGACAAGCCCCTAGAGGTATAATAATACCTGCAATTGAGAAACTAATAAAAAGGAATGAACAGATATGAGTATGATCGATAAAGCAACAACACACTTTGAAACAGTATTAGCACAAGGACTACTAGGTCCTATTAAAGTGCCTGAATGGGAAAACGCTGAAATTTACTACAAACCAAGCACAACAATGTATGAGCAATCAAAAATTATTGAGCTTACACAAGGTGGTAAAGCTACTGAAGCATTAATTCAAACACTTATTATGAGAGCTAGAGACAAAGATGGTAAAACTGTATTTGGTAGTCAAGACAAACATAAGTTAATGCGTAGTGTTGACCCAAAGATTATTCTTACTATCGTCACAGCAATGAATGCTGATGATGAAAATATAGAAGCAGAATTGGGAAACTAACAGAGTCTCCGAATAAGCTGTTTCTGTTCAAACTGGCATTAGAATTACATATGACAGTTGAACAAGTTATGCAGATGAGTGCAGTCGAGTATCAAGGTTGGATACAGTATTTTGACTTTGTAAACAAGGAAGCACAAAAAAATGCTAAAAAAATGAGGAGACGCTAAATGGCATCTACATACGAATTAGTAATTAAAGCAACTGATAAAACAAGTGGTCCGCTAAGAAATATTTCTGGCGGGCTTAACAGATTAGAAAAGTCAACATCAAAAGTCAATGGTGCACTAAAAACAGCTGGTGCAGCGTTGGCTGCTTTTATTACGGGTAGTGCTATTCGTAGCATTATCAAAACAACAGCAAGATTTGAAGATTTAGAAGATACACTTAAAAGTGTAACAGGTAGTGCTAAAGCAGGTGCTCAAGCATTTGATGCTATAAAGAACTTCTCAACAAGAACACAATTTGGTGTAGAAGAATTAACCAACACATATATTAAACTAGCTGGGTCTGGTATCAAACCCACAGAAAAACTATTAACAACATTTACAGATGCAGCAGCAGTTACAACAGACCAACTTGGTGTGTTAAATGCTATGACAGATGTTTATAGTAGAACACTAGCATCTGGCTCGGTTGAACTACAAGAATTTGATAAACTACAAGATAGAGGTTTACCTGTATATGATATCTTAAAGAATAAATTAGGTGTTACTAGAGGTGAATTAAGTAAATTTGGTAAAGAAACTGGCAATGCTAAAAAAGTATTAGATGCATTAATGGATGGCATCAATGAAAGATTTGGTGGTGCAACCAAAGGTAAAATGGACAACGTTAGCACAGCAATGAGTAACTTTAGTATTGCAGTAACTAATGCCGCAGATACACTAGGACAACAACTTAGACCACAACTTACAGAACATATAAATCAAATAACAGCAATTATTGCAGGCAACGACGAATTGGTTAAATCAATTGGTATGGGACTGAGTGATGCTGTAGCAGGTGCCGCAAGTGCATTGGCTTTCTTAGCAGACAACTTTGAACTATTGCGTAATGTTATATACGCCGCAGTTGGAGCAGCCGCACTTAACCAAACATTCTTGTTTATGAATGGATTGGCCAAAGGTGCTGCAAGAGGTGCATTTGGTATGAGGAACTTGGTAAAAGGAATTGGTAACCTAGGTAAAAGTATTCCAATACTAGGAACAGTATTTAAATTGATGGGTAGATTTACTCCAATAGGAACAGCAATATTAGCTGTAGTAGGAGCACTAACATATTTCCAAGACACTATGGTAAATGTAGGTGAAACTAGTGCAAGTTTAGGTGAAGTAATTGGTGCAGTATTTGATTTAGCACTACAACAAATAACAAAATTTGTTAACTGGGTAAGTGAAGGATTGACCAGCTTATGGGATAGTATAAAAAAATTAATTCCAACACTAAGTCCTGAATTTATGGAAACATTCAAAACAATTACTTCTGTAGTTAAAGATTCTGTTAACTTTATGATGAATTTATTTGTAGCATACTACACAACAGTATTTGAAACAGTCAAACAGTTTCCTAGATTATTTGTAGATGCGTTTAATGCAATACTTACTATGGGTGCAGCATTTGGTGATAAAATCATTGAACAGTTTAGCAACATTGGTGCTGGTATTAAAAGAGCACTCAGAGGTGACTTTAAGGGTGCCATGGAAGCTATTGGACGAGAAAGTGCAATTAGTTTAAGTGATGCATTTAATAATAGCTTTGGTGAAATTGAAGGATTAGGTATTGACTATGAAAAGATATTTGCAACTGATAGACTAGACCAAACTTTAGAATTTGCTAAAAAGTCAGGTAAATTGTTTAAAGAAGCTGTGACAAGTGTTATTATGCCAGCTTATGATTCACTAACTGGTGCAGTTGAAAAACAAATTATAGCAAACAGAGCAGAACAAGCAGAACTAGAAAAACTAGCAGAAGCTGGCAATGAAGCTGCTGATGCTATTGGCAACATTGAAACTAGTTTAGATGCAGTAGACTTTGAACCATTTACAGCAGGTGTAACTGAAACAGAGAAAAAAGTAAAAAGTTTAACAGAAAGTATGGCAGAACACTTTAAGAAAGCAACTGATAGTTTTGCTAAGAATTTAGCACAAGACCTAGCCAGAGGTAGAGCAAGTTTAGACAGTTTCAAAGACTTCTTTAAGAATACATTACTTGATATGGTTGCAATGGCAATTGAACATCATATTACAAAACCAATGATGGGACAAGTTAATGAATTGTTTGGCATGGGTATGAATGCAATGACAAGTGGAGGCGGCTTTGGAGGCGGCTTTGACATGGGCAGTATCTTTAGTGGTATTACTAGTTTCTTAGGATTCAGCAAAGGTGGTGTAGTTCCTAATGCTCCAGGTTATGGAGATAGAGTGCCAGCAATGCTTACTCCAGGTGAGTTAGTTGTTCCAAAAAATGATATAGATGATGTAATGAGTAGCCCACTAACAGTTAACTTTAACATCAATAGCGTATCAACAAAAGATGGTGCAACATTTATTTTAGAACAAAGAAAACAAATTGAAGGTGTAATTCAAGATGCTTACAACAGACGTGGTAAGACAGGAATCGTATAAGGAGAACCTAAATGAAAAGTATATTTACATATCCAAGTAATAGTTCAACCAACTACATAGACCCACTTTATGATGGTGCGGATAATACTGAAGGATATAACAGAAGAATAGATCAATTAAGAACAGGAACATACAAGAGTTGGACTGCTATGGCTCCAACAGAAACAACAGCAGGTATTATGGCTGCTACTAGTAAGTATCAAGGAATGTTACAACACCTAGCACCAAGCAATCACAATCTTGCAATTAAAACAATGTATGATCACCCAATTCTTGAACATACAATGAAACTAAAAGAATCAGATATAAACAGAATTGAAGTTAAATTACTAAGTGGTATTGTAGTTATATTAGTTACATTTGATAGTGCTCACGGTATAGTAAACAGTGACACAGTTGCATTTGCAGGACTAAGTGATGTAGGAGGCTTAACATTAAGTGCTCTTAACGATCAAAGTTTAACAATGTATGCCAAAGTAGAAAACAGCACACAAATTAGTTTATATGGTGATAGTGGACTAACAAGTCCATTTGAAATAGATGGAATTCATAGATTACAAGATGATTTTCAAATATTCTTAGACACTGCTGATGGCAACAATGCTATGATAGAATTCAACAAAACTGAAAATTATGTAGATGGAGATAGTATTACAGTTAGAACAGCGCCAACTGGTTTTAATGGAACAGCTGCAACAGTTGGACAAACCTATTACATGAAACAAGTTGGAGATGCAGGCGGAAGTAGATTTGCACTATACACAGATTCAGGTTTAACTACAGCGGCTACAATAACAAACCAACCATATTACACAGATGCAGGTAGTTTAAATATTCTACATTCAACTAACGTAACCAATTATCATATTACAACAGCAGTTCCAACTACAAGTGGATGGGACGAAGTTAGAACATTCTTAGACGACTACTGTGACACAATATATAATTTTCCAGGAACTGAAAAAACATATTTTTATGCTAACATGTTTATTAGACAAAATACAGGTAGCTCAAGCACAGTTGTTTTTAACAGCTTGGGTAAACAAATACCACAATATGATTGGTTAGGTCAAGGTATTAGTCCAACAACAGGAACTGTAGGACATCAAGATGATATGGTAGTATTAGGTGTTTATGACAACAGCACAAACAATGTATTTTACTACGAAGATTGGAATTTAGAAGACTCAGATGAAAGTGCTTGGACACCATTAAAAATAACTGTTACAGGTGCTGACTCAAGTAACCTTTACACAATTCATGTTCAAGAACTAGACACAGTTGGTTATGAAAATGCACAAGGTAGAACTAATGCAGATTTAGACAGTGGTGTTTTCTTTAATGGTAGTGATACAGCATTAACAGGCAGTGAAGTAAGTGGATTAAATCCAATTAGAATTGAACAAGGTCCTAACACTGGTAACCCATATTATATGGTAGATGAAATAAAAGTTTATAGTGCTGGTGACAAACAGTATGGTAACAGAACAAGTGAAACTGATCCAAAATACTCATGGAACCCAAGGTATGCAGATGATTATTGGGTTCCAGCAGCCTTTGACACAACAGATTATTATAACCCAAAACAATTACATGCAACTCGTGAAGCTGCACCAACTATGTTGTTTACAGAAGGAACTAGTTTTCGTATAGGTGGAGTTCCAGCTTTTACTAGAGACAATCAAAGAGGACAATTTGAAGATAATATTAGTAAATGTTTTGAAATTACTAGAGCAGCAGACTCATACATTCCAAACGTTAGTGGATCAATTGGAAAACTTTCATTAGCGGTAATTTCATATATATTAGGAGTTTCTACTACAACTTTATCAGAAGAAGGTGCAACAACAGAAGCTCAAGAAGATGTATTTGATACAAATGATGAGTTTACAGATACTGGTTTCAATGATGGTAGAAAAGCATTTCCAGATACTGTTACACCAAAAAGTATTCGTTGGGAAATTATACAACCAAGCAGCACCACAAATTCACAAAGTGGTGTCAAATATGTGCGTAGCGCCGGCTACAGCAGGTATAGATTAGATGTTGACTACCAAGCACTAACGGCTACCCAGTTCAGCGAAATATGGACGTTTATACAAGCTGTAAAGGGGCAATTTAACCCGTTTTACTTTAATTTAACAAACACTGGTCTAAACAATTATAACATAGGTGATGGTTTATTTAATAACCCTAGTCCAACACAAGGTTTACATATTGTTAGTCCTGTTACAGCAGGTGATAGCCTTATATTAATAGGTGGATTTGCTAGTAACCAAGCTGATGTATTTAATGCAGGTGAATTAATTATTGCAGGTAGTCAAAGCAATGGTGGATTAGCAATGGTTGTTAATACCACTGATGCAAACATATATGGTGAAGCTAAAATAAGAATAGCACAACCAAGTTCAAACACTTTAGGTAATACACAATTTATATATCAAAACCCAGCACACATAATTGTAAGTCTTGATAATGATAATTTTAGTTATACACAAGACACAGATGGATTATATAAACTAAGTGTTAGCTTTATAGCAGATACTTACAAAGGATCGTAATATGGCAAAACGTAATATGACAAGTGCAGTTGAAACTGCAAGTGAATTAGAAAACCAACTGTATTTTGAAACTGTTAAAATAGTTTTTGATACTGCAACATATCGCATTACAAATGCACCATGGGATGTTGTTTATGACGGAGAGACATATCAAAGTTTTGGACAACTAATAAGTTTTAGTGATGTGGAAGAAAATGCAACACTAGAAATTGCTAAACTAAATATTACAGTAAGCGGAATAGGATACTACGCAGATGGTAGTGCTCCAATTAATGATTTCTTAAGTTTAAAGTATACAAACGGAGATGTTACTATAAACAGAATATATTGGAATGATACTGGAAACGTTGGTGGATTTGAACTGTTTCGTGGTTTTATCAATAGTGCAAACATTGCACACAGCGTTGATGATACTACAACAGTAGGCATTGATTGTAGCAGTCAATGGGCAGACTTTGCTAGAGAAAGTGGGCGTTACACTAACAGTGACAGCCAACAACATATCACAGCATTTGCTAGTGATTTAGGATTTGAATACAGTCCGGAAGTGCAAAAGGAGATTACCTGGAAATGATACAAGCAAAATTAATTAAGTTAGGAAAATACATAGCAACAAAAAGACATCAAGAGTTTGAATGGGGTCGCAACGATTGCAATACATTTGTAATGGAAATGCATGACGCAGTTCACGACACTGATGTGCTAAAACAAATTTATGAGAAATACACTACTATGAGAACTGCTATGGTATTCAGCAAACGAGTTATTGGAACAGCTGAAGACAAATTAGTAGAATTAGGTTATACAAAAAGAATTAAAGCAACCTCAGGTGATGTGCTATTACAACATGGTAAATTTTATACCACAGCTTGGATAGTATTAGATAAAGTTTCATACAGTATGCATGAACAACATGGGTTTATGATGGTAGAAACACGAGCATTAGACAACTATACTGTCTGGAGAATGTAAATGAAAAGATTCTTTGTAATACTTTGGTTAGCAACTGCTAATTTCTTTATATGGACCAGTGTTGCTTGGGCAGGCCCTGCAGCAGGTGCATTGATGGCAGGTATATTTAAAAAGTTTATTATCAGCATGATTATTAATGCTGTTACTAGTAAGTTCTTTGGTCCTAAGAAAAGAGGACAAGGACAACAAGCTAGAGGGCTAATGGTAAACAAGAATTCAAACAGTGATCCAATTCCAATTATATATGGGCGTAAGCGTATGGGTGGAACTAGAGTATATGTTGAAAGTTCAAACGGAAGTGGCGACACTAGTGGAACAAGCAATTTAAACATGGTGTTAGCATTGTGTGAAGGTGAAATGGGTGCAATTCGTAAAGTTGTATTCAACGATGAAGTTACTTGGGAAGGTAACACAGCAGATGGTGCATTAAGCAGTTTAACAGGCAAGTATGCATCAAAAACAACTATGGTATATCACAGCGGAAGTGATTCACAAACTGTTGATACTATGATACAAACAAGTGTAGATGCCAGCAATTGGGGTAGCAATCATAAACTAGGTGGTGTTACTTATCTAGCAATAAAACTAGAAGCAGATGCTGAAGTATGGGAAGGTGGACTTCCACTTGTAACAGTAGAATTAGATGGTAAAAAAATAGCAGATGTAAGTGATGTAGGAGTAGGCAACAGCCTTACAAGTGGTGCAGATCAAAACCCTGTTGATGCTATATATGATTACTTAACCAATACTAGATATGGTAAAGGAATACCAGCTAGTGAAATAGATTTAACTAGTTTTCAAAGTGCAAGAACTTATTGTGCTAGTAGATATGCAGTTAATGGTGACTTAGATACAAGTCAACAAATGTATGACAACATTAACGAACTGTTAGATGCTTGTAACGGGTTGTTGGTATACACAGCAGGCACATATAGATTAAGAATTAGAAAAACAAGCGAACCAAGTGTGTTTACATATAACAAAGATAATATTATAGGACAAGTTGAAATAGGACTACCTGATGTTACAACAAAACTAAACAAAATAACAACAACATTTCAAAACAAGGACTTAGACACAGGAAATGGTTATAGTGCATACAATGATGATGTTAAAATTATACCCGTTGATGGTGATACAACCAGAGAAGCATTTTTAGCAGATGACAACAACAGAGTATTAGAAGCACGTATTGAAAATAGAATGGTAACAGACCCAGCACTAATTCAAACACTGGCTGAATACAAATTAGATGCTAGTAGAAAACAATTTGGTGTTAGCTTTGAAGCAGCACACAATGCTATTCAAGTAGAAGCAGGTGATATTGTTACACTACAGCATGATGATATAACCCTGTTCAACAGTGGAAAATTATTCCGTGTTTTAAGTTTAACAGTAACAACAAACAATACAATAGATGTTGTATTACAAGAATACGATAGTAGTATCGAAATTTAAGGAGCAAATAAATGAGTATAGTAGTTTTAAATGGTGGTAGCACAAGCAGTTTGTTAACTGCCGCAGATATTCAAACAGATCTATTGACAGATACAAGTCCACAATTAGGTGGTAATTTAGATGTTAACAGCAACAGTATAATTAGTGTCAGCAATGGCGACATTAGTATAACACCAGACGGAACTGGTAAAGTAATATTAGATGGATTAAGCTATCCAACCGCAGATGGTTCAAATGGACAAGCAATTGTAACAAATGGTTCTGGTGTATTAACATTTGCAGATGTTGATGGTGCATTTACAGGATTAATAAATGCAAGTGATACAGCTTTTCATAGTATTGCAAGAGAAAGCACAAACAGAGATACTAGTATATTAGAATTCAAAAAAGACATTGGAACTGAAAGTAGTTTTGATGATTTAAGTGTTCCTATGTTGTTTAGTTTAAAAAACAACACTAGCACAAAGTATCTAGCACAAATTAAAGCAGACAATGATGCAACCAATGGAAAGACTATAATATTTTCAGAAATAGCAGACAACGGGTCTGGGGTTCCAACAAACATGGTTACATTTCATGCCACTAATGGTATGGACATTCAATCAAACAAAATTACAAGTTTAGCTACACCAACAGACGCAACTGATGCTGCAAACAAAAGTTATGTTGATGGTCAAGTAGCAGGTTTAGTAGATAGTGCTCCTAGCACGTTAGATACACTAAATGAATTAGCAGCCGCACTAGGTGATGATGCTAACTTTGCAACTACAACAGCAACAAGTTTAGGTGAGAAGCTGGTTAAAACAGATAACCTAAGTGACTTGGGTAGTGCATCTACAGCAAGAACTAATTTAGGATTAGGAACTGCTGCCACAACAGCAGCTACAGCTTATGCAACAGCCGCACAAGGCACTAAAGCAGATACAGCACACGGTTGGGGCAATCATGCAAGTGCAGGATATCTTACAAGTTTTACAGAAACAAATGATCTAAGCGCCGCAGTAACATGGGCCAATGTTCCAGATGCTAACATTACAGAAGGTAGTGTTACACAACACCAAGCCGCACTAAGCATAACAGAATCACAAGTAAGTGACTTGGGCAGTTATATAACAGCATCAAGCA